ATACAACCCAACTAAACCACAAAGAGATATTCTTTATCCTGCTCGTGTCAACCCAGTTGTCACATTCCCAGGCCAAGGTACTGTACTCTTTGGTGATAAGACTGCTCTATCACGCCCAAGTGCATTCGACAGGATTAACGTCCGTAGATTGTTCCTTGTTCTTGAAAAAGCAATCGCTACTGCTGCTAAGTATCAGTTGTTTGAATTCAACGATGGATTCACACAATCACAGTTTAGAAACATGGTTGAACCATTCTTGAGAGACGTTCAAGGACGTAGGGGTATTACGGACTTCTCAGTAGTCTGTGATGAAAGAAACAACACAGGTGAAGTAATTGATAGAAATGAGTTTGTTGCAGATATCTACATCAAACCTGCTCGCTCAATTAACTTTATCACACTAAGTTTTGTGGCGGTGAGAACCGGCGTTAACTTTAGTGAGGTAGGAGGCTAATATGACAACTGCAAATATCAATGACTTTAAAGCAAATATTCTGGGTGGTGGCGCTCGTGCTAACCAATTCCAAGTATTTCTAGACAACCCAGCTGGTTTCGGCGTGGGCATAGACGGTGCTGTAGATGCATTCATGGTTAAGGCAGCAAGTTTGCCTGGCCAAACGATAACAGAAGTTCCTGTTCCTTTTAGGGGCAGAACATTATATCTTAGTGGTGATAGAGAGTTCGAAACTTGGACAACAACTATCATCAACGATACAGGTTTCAAAGTTAGAAACTCTATCGAAAAATGGATGAGTGGAATCAATGACTTGGAAACAAGTGTTGGTGCTACAGTTCCATCTGAGTACTTTGGTGTAATGCGAGTGGAACAACTTGATAGAGATAACAACCTTTTGAAGTCTTATACACTGAAAAACTGTTGGCCAACTTCTATTGCTGCTATCGACTTGAACTACGACACAGTAAGTGAAATTGAAACCTTTGATGTAACGTGGAGATACACTGATTTCTCTGCATCCGGCGTATAATCCACCTTTTTAAACTTACTAAATAGTAAGGTAAAATTAGGAGAATTATAGTATGGCGGAACTTTTCGGTTTCAAGATCACAAGATCAGGACAGGACGGAGGCAGTGATGGATTCACTGCCCCCGCTTCTGATGACGGCACTCTTGATATAGTATCAGGTGGTGGACACTATGCGTCTGTCTTAGATCTAGATGGTCGTGACACAAGTGACATTGAATTAATTAAAAGATATCGTGACATTGCACAACAACCAGAGTGTGATAGTGCTATTGAAGATATCACAAATGAAGCAATCGTTTCAGATGAGAGGGATATGTCAGTATCCATCTCTTTAGATCGTTTAAAAGTCTCCCCTAAAATTAAAACAAAAGTTCGTGAGGAATTCCATGAAATCCTACACCTACTAGATTTTAATGCAAAGGGACACGAAATTTTCAGACGATGGTACGTTGATGGTAGACTTTACTATCATAAAATTATCGACCCCAAAAATCCTCGTAAGGGAATTAAGGAAGTTCGATATATTGACCCTCGTAAAATTAAGAAGGTACGAGAAACCCAAAAAGAAAAAGATCAGAAGTCGGGTATGGACATTGTTGCAAAGATAGAATCCTACTATCTCTTCAATCAATCAGGCTGGGACTCACCAACAGGTGCATCACAAGGCGTAAAGATTACTGATGATTCAATCAGTTATGCTCCTTCTGGACTTGTTGACATGGGTAAAGGTACAGTACTTTCACATTTAAACAAAGCAATTAAACCTGTCAATCAGTTGCGTATGATTGAGGATTCTTTAGTTATCTATCGTATCTCTCGTGCGCCTGAAAGACGTATATTTTATATTGACGTTGGTAATCTACCAAAGATGAAAGCAGAATCATATCTAAAAGATGTGATGAATCGTTATCGAAACAAGATGGTTTACGATGCACGAACTGGTGAAATCAGAGATGATAGAAATCATATGTCAATGTTGGAAGACTTCTGGTTGCCTCGTAGAGAAGGTGGTAGAGGTACAGAGATTACAACTTTGCCAGGCGGTTCAAACCTTGGTGAGATTGATGATATCACATACTTCCAAAAGAAACTTTATCGCTCATTGAACGTACCAGTATCTAGACTTGCAGAAGAGTCAGGATTTCAGATTGGACGTTCTGATAATATTACTCGTGATGAACTTAAATTTACTAAGTTTGTCCAAAGACTTCGTAAGAAGTTTACAGCTCTATTTGCAGATATGCTCAAGACACAACTTCTATTGAAGGGTGTGATTGCCGTGGAAGAGTGGGATCACTTTAAAGAACATATCCAGTTCGACTTTCTACAGGACGGACACTTTGCAGAGTTAAAGAATGCAGAGATACTTAGAGAAAGATTAGATATGCTAGGACAAATCGAATCTTATGTAGGAACATACTTCTCACATGAATACGTTAAGAAGAACATTCTTCGTATGACTGATGAAGAAATAGAAGACATTGAAACTCAAATCAAAGATGAGGGTGGAAGTGAAGAAGATGAGATGGGCGCAGACGATGGTATGTTTGCAAACAACAATCCAGAAGAAGGAGATAAATAATGGACAATGTAAAAGATTTTGTAGATTCTATTGCATCAGGGGATAACCTTGCAGCAGAAACTCATTTTAATAGTGCTCTCGCCGCTAAGGTTGGTGATGCACTAGAAACAAAAAGAACAGATGTGGCGCAGACATTCGTGACGCACCATATTCCAGAGGCAGAAGAAGATAGTGAGTAAAACCCTTTCCCAGTTCAAACAGAACTTGCCAGAGAAAGATGAGCACAAATCGTCTAAGGAGTATAAAAACTTATCTCCGCAGATGAAGAAGGCTATTGACGCTATTTTCAAGGAAATGGACTCTAAACCCTCAGATTTCCTAAATACCTTTGAAAAGACTATAAATAGTGTTTCTAAGAAGTTCAAAGTACCTACTAAGGCACTTATGGGTTACTTCGAAAAAGAAATGCTTACAATTTAGGAAGAGTAATATGAAAGTTTTAGGAGCAGAAGTCGCCCTCGCAACAGGTTCAACAGGAATGACAAGTACTGGTGCGGCATGGGTATTTAATACTGGTTCAGCTGGTTTAGTAACAGTCCGTAATGCTGATGACGATGCAGATATTGGAACAATCCGTGTTCCTGCTGGTGGAGGAATTACAATTCACTTAGAAGCGGGTCAAGGATTGCGTGGTGCGTCTACTATGAAGGCAACACCAATCGGAAATTCGGGGTACTAATATGAAACTTATCGCTGAACAAATCCAAGATGTAGAATACATCATCGAAGAGAAAGATGATGGAAAGAAAGACATGAAGATCAAAGGTATCTTCATGCAGGCAGACATGAAAAACCGTAATGGTCGTGTCTACCCAATGAACGTGTTAGCTAAAGAAGTTGCACGTTATAACAAAGAATTTGTTGCTGAAGGTCGTGCGTTTGGGGAACTGGGTCATCCAGAAGGCCCTACTGTCAATCTTGACAGAGTATCGCACATGATCACAAAACTGGAAGCGGATGGAAAGAACTTCGTTGGTGAGGCAAAACTCTTGTCTACTCCTATGGGGGAAATTGCGAAAGCACTAATTAAGGATGGTGGTAAACTTGGTGTCTCTTCAAGAGGCATGGGGTCTATCGAATCTAAAAGTGGTGCGAATTATGTGAAAGATGATTTTTATCTTGCCACTGCGGCAGATATTGTTGCAGACCCTTCTGCACCTCAAGCCTTCGTTGAAGGTATAATGGAAGGTAAAGAATGGATTTGGAACAACGGTATTCTACGAGAAGTAGATATCAATGGAATCAAAAATGATATAAATGAAGGTGTAAGACGTAGACAGTCAAATGTTTCCGCACTTGCCTTCGCAAAATTTATGTCAAAACTTTAATTATTATAAATATGATTATGATAAGACAAAACCAATCAAGGAGATCCCAATGTCAGAACTAGACAAGACAATTGAGGAACTAGAAGCGGAAGTCAACTTGGAGCTTGAAGAAGCGAAGAAACCAACTGACGGTGCCGGTAAAGGTGACTCAATGGAAAAGGCCGATGGGGAAGTAGAAGATTTGGGTAAAGCTGTTGTTGATCCAAAGTCAACAGACAGTGTTGGGAAGAAGGCAACTGCAAAAGTCGCTAAGGCTGCAGAACCTAAAGCTCAACAAACCAAAGAAGAAGCTGAACTAGAAGGCGAAGAGCTTGAAGAAGGTAAGATGACGAAGAAAGATACACTTGCTGCAATGTATTCCGAAATGGAAAAAATGAATGCAACTGATCTTAAAGCGTCATACGACAAGCTTATGAAGAAAGAAGAAGAAGAAGATGAGGACGATAAAGAAGAAGTAGAGGAATCTACTTTAGAAGATCGAATTGCATCTGTAGATGTTTCTGAAGATGTGAATGCACTAGTTAATGGTGAAGAACTTTCTGAAGAATTTAAAGAAAAAACATCCACAATCTTTGAAGCTGCTGTTAAATCAAAACTTCGTTCAGAAGTTAAGAGAATTGAAGAATCTAAAGTGCAAGAAATTGCAGAAGAAGTTGCTTCAGTACGCAGTGAATTGACTGAAAAAGTCGATGCATACATGAACTACGTTGTAGAAGAGTGGATGAAAGAAAATGAAATCGCTATTGAGCGTGGACTCAAAGGTGAGATCGCAGAAGACTTTATTTCTGGTCTAAAATCGTTGTTCGAAGAACACTATATAGATGTACCAGATGAGAAGTATGACATTTTAGGTCAACAGTCTACTAAGATTGATGAACTAGAAGCAAAGTTGAATGAACAAATCGAAAAGTCCGCTTCACTGAAAAGTGAAAAAGATGCATTGATGCGTGAATCAGTTTTCGCAGAAATCGCTTCTGACCTTGCAGATACAGAAATTGAAAAATTTAAGTCTCTTGCAGAAGATGTAGAGTTTAACACTGAAGAATCCTTTAGTGAAAAACTTGCAACGCTTAAGGAAAGTTACTTTCCAAAGGCAACAACTGTCGCTGAATCAGTAGATGCTGTTGATGAAAATCAGGCTTCTTTTGATACAACTGGCGCTATGAGTGCTTATATGAGTGCAATTAGCAGAAATGTAAAGCGTGCAAAATAACGATGAAAGATTCGTTTTTTATAAATATTATTAGAAAACCTAACAAGGAGAAATAAACCATGTTCCAGACAGAACATCTACAGGAAAAGTGGCAGCCAGTCCTAGAACACAATGATCTTCCAGAGATCAAAGATTCTTATAAGAAAGCGGTAACTACTGTAATCCTAGAAAACCAAGAAAAAGCACTTCGTGAGGATTCAAACTTCCTTTCAGAAGCTGCACCAACTAACGCTACCGGCGGTAACGTAGACAACTGGGATCCAATTATGATCTCATTAGTAAGACGTTCTATGCCTAACCTTATCGCATATGATATTGCTGGCGTTCAACCAATGACAGGCCCAACAGGCTTGATCTTCGCAATGCGTTCACGTTATACTAACCAAACTGGTACTGAGAACCACTATGCTGAACCAGATTCAGATTTCTCAGGTGCTGGTACACAAGCTGGTACTAACCCTGCTATCTTGAATGACGGTTCGCCAGGTACTTATACTGGTGGTACTGGTATGACAACTGCTGCTGCAGAAGCATTAGGTGATGCATCTAACAACGCTTTCGCTGAGATGTCTTTCTCAATCGAAAAGCAAACTGTTACTGCTAAATCACGTGCTCTTAAAGCAGAATACACAATGGAACTTGCACAAGACCTTAAAGCAATCCACGGTTTGGATGCTGAAACAGAACTTGCAAACATTCTATCTGCTGAAATTCTTGCAGAAATCAACCGTGAAATCGTTCGTACAGTATATGTGACTGCTAAACCAGGCGCACAGACTGATACTGCTACTACTGGTATCTTCGACATGGACGTTGACTCAAACGGACGTTGGAGTGTTGAGAAGTTCAAAGGACTTATGTTCCAAGTAGAACGTGAAGCAAACGCTATCGCACAACAAACTCGTAGAGGAAAAGGTAACATGATTATCTGTTCATCTGATGTTGCATCTGCACTTCAAATGGCTGGACAATTAGATTACACTCCTGCTCTGAACAACAACTTGAATGTTGATGACTCAGGTTCTACATTTGCTGGTGTTCTTAACGGACGTTTCAAAGTGTATATCGACCCATATGCTGCTAATGGAGATGCTAAACAGTACTTCACAGTAGGATATAAAGGTACTTCACCTTACGATGCAGGTCTTTTCTACTGCCCATATGTTCCATTACAAATGGTTCGTGCGGTTGGTGAAAACACTTTCCAACCTAAAATCGGTTTCAAGACTCGCTACGGCTTGACTGCAAACCCATTTGCTGGTGGTGCGACTGCTCGTGGTGGTGCTTTGACTGCAAACGACAACGTATATTACAGAAGAGTACAAGTTACAAACATCATGTAATAACGATAAGAATTGGATTAAACCAATCTTTAAGGGGAGAACTTCGGTTCTCCCTTTTTTTTGTCTTATAAATAGTTATATGGAAAATATGGATTCTAACGAAGACGGTAGATGGAATTGGTACGGAGTACTAGAACCAGAGGAAAATGACGATGGCTATTAAAACAAATCCTTTAGACAGACAACCAGATAATCTGGACTTAGCTCGTCCAACTCAGTTTAGATTTTCTGTACTTAAAATACCAAACACAGAATATTTTATTACAGAGGCAAATTTGCCAGGCATCGCCTTTTCTGGTGACGCAGTGTTGAATAGTAGATTTACCGCAATCCCTATGATGGGAGATACTTTAACCTACGAACCACTTGAAATATCATTTAACGTACAGGAAAACCTACACAACTGGCGTGAGATACACGATTGGATGACAGGTATTGGATTCCCAGAAAGTACTAAACAGTATTCAGATGCTATCACTGATGCTGGAACACTACGCAGTGGTGCAGATAAAGTATCTACACTAGCTAGTGACGCAACACTTATGATTATGACTAATAAAAATAATCCTATTGTGAGAATTACCTTTAAAAATGCATATCCTACATCTTTATCTGGAATGAACTTTGATACGAAAGACACAGATGCAACAGGATTATCTGCAACAATGACTATGAATTATGACTTTTACTCATTAGAAGTTTT